TCGGGCCACTGGCAACCGTGGCCGAAGGTCTCGCGGCAGTGCTTGCCCCCATTGGTCAGCTGCTCACTGATATGCCCGTTTTGGGTTTAGTCGCAGGCGTTGCGGCCGCCGCTTTCGTGGGCTTTGTCGTTGTGATCCCCATCATCGCGGCAGTCAGTGGCGCCATGGCTGCCCTGGGCATTACGGCCACCGGAATGTGGGCGGCGATCACTGGCCCGGTTGGTCTCGCGGTGCTTGCAGCCATTGCAGTGATTGCAATTTTTCAACTGCTTTACAACAAAGTCGAGCCGTTTAGAAATTTTGTCGACGCTTTAGGGGCTGCAGTAAAACAAGCCGTTCAATCGATGCTTTCGTGGTTTGGCAAGCTGCCCGAAAGGATCGGCAAAATAGTTGATAACGTAAAAGCATTTTTTACTAATGGGCTTGCAGCAATCAAAAAAGATACGGCGAAAGTTGTTCTTTCACTTATTGCCACTTGGCTCACTTTGCCGCTAAAGATTGCCGGCTTTGTTAATGACATCATCGCCCATTTTACGGGCATTGATTTATTTGCAGCGGGAACTGATGCGCTCACCTCAATGTGGGAGGGCTTCAAATCTGTTTGGCCGCAAATGATTGACTGGCTAGTTAACGGGTTCAAGAATGCAATGAGCGGCGTGGCCCGTGCCATTAACCCCATGAACTGGTTTGGTGGTGGCGACGAGGGAACGCCGAGCACTATGGCCCCAAGCACGGGAGGCCCTCAAGGCGTGCCAGTCCGCGCCCTAGGCGGTCCGGTCTCAGCCGGTCGAACCTACCTAGTAGGAGAACGCGGCCCTGAGTTGTTTTCTAGCCAGCAATCTGGGCAAATCCTCAGCAACTCGCGAACCATGGGCGCGATGAGCATGGCGCCGACAATCAACATCAGCGTGGCCAATTCAAACGCCAGCCCGGAAGACATCGCCGCAGCGGTGGCCCGTGGGCTCGATGATGCTCTAATGGAAGCGGAGGCCGGGGTTCGCGCCCTGTTGAATGACTGATGGCTGAGGAAGTTCTTTTAACCCTGGGCGAGTATCAGTTCGGGATGAGCACCGCCGCCCATGACAGCCTCAAGCGCTCGAAGGCTTACCGCTGGGTGACACAGCAACGCCTAGGCCGTGATCCTGCCACGCAGTTTGTCGGCCCTGGGTCTGAAACGATCAGCCTCAGCGGCTCAATTTATCCGCATTTTCGCGGGGGCCTGGAGCAGATTAACGAAATGCGCGCAGAAGCCGACGCAGGCGAGCCGCTTTCTCTCGTCGATGGTCGAGGCAACAACCTGGGCCAGTGGTGCATTAAGTCAATCAGCGACACAGAAAAGCAATTCGTCGGCCCAGGAATTCCGCGCTGCATTGATTTTTCAATGACCCTGACCGCATACGGCCCGGACAACTCAACCGGAAACGGCGAGGGTGATGGTGGTTTTAATTGGCTTTCTTTTTTCGCGTGAGGTGATCTAATGGCAATTTTTTACAACTGCAAAGACGGCGAACAGCTCGACCAGATTTGCCGGGATATTTACGGATATTCACGCGGCAGCGTTGAGGCTGTGCTCTCGCATGAAACCAACCGTGAGCTGGCTAAAAAAATGCCAGGCTTGGCCGCTGGTGATGTGGTTTATCTGCCTGACCTGGCCCCCCAAGAAACTGGGGTCAAAACAATCAATCTCTGGAGCTGATCAGTGCGCCCGCGTTTTCGTCTGGATATTGGCGGCAGTGACGTGACCGATCGCGTATCGGATCGGGTGCTGTCGATCAAGGTGAATGATGAGGCCGGGCAAAAATCAGACACGCTCGACATCACGCTCGACGATCGCGATAACGCTCTTTCAATTCCTGAAGCCCGCGCAGAGATGCAAATATGGCTTGGATATGGCGACGGCGATCTCACGTATATGGGACGCTTCACGATCGACGAGGTGGCCCTAAAAACAAATCCGGCCACGATGACGATCAGGGGCAAAGCCTCAGACAGCTCGCCAGAATTTAAGGCTTCAAAAACGCGCAGCTGGCACCAAGTCACAATCGGAGAAATCGTCAGCACGATCGCAGGAGAGCACAGCCTCACGCCTGCCGTTCATGTGAGCTACGAGGGAAAAATCGTTGATCACATTGACCAAGAGGCCGAAAGCGACGGGCATTTTCTGACCCGCCTGGGCAAGCTCTACGGCGCAATTGCCAAGCCTGCAGACGGGCGGCTGCTGTTCATTCCTGAGGGGCAGGGGATCTCAACCACTGGGCAAACGCTCAGCGCTGCGATCATCACGAAAGAAGAGCTCACCGCTATTTCGGCCACGATTAAAGAGCGCGGGGCCTATAGCGGAGTGATCACGCGCTACCGGGACAAAACAACAAACCGCGAGGTCGAGGTCGAGACGACAGAGGCCTGGCAAAGCTATCTAGGGGCCGGTCCCGTTTTCCGTGATAAAAAACTTTACACTTCCAGGGACATGGCGGAACAGGCCGGGAAAGCAGAGCTCGACCGGTTACGCGGCGGGAACGTTCAAATCGACTTCACAATGCCGGGCAGGCCTGACATCTTTGCAGAAAGACCCATAAAATTAGAAGGGGTGAGAGCCCCGCTTGCTGGTGATTGGATCGTAAAAACCGTTTCGCACACCCTTGGCAATTCTGGCCTTCAGACCAAGGTCAGCGCAGGTTCTAAGCCTGAATGAGCGATAAAATAAGCCCTACAGGAGGGCCAGATATGACACAGCGCCCGACCTTCTGGCAAAACCTAATCAATGGCACAGGCCAGGCCTTGCCGCTGGCTGTGATCACCTCGCTGATGGCGTTCGGCACCGTAATGGTGAACGTTCAGATTCAAATCACTGAGTTGAAATTAAAGCAGGATGAGACCGTAAGACTTTTGATCAGGTCTGAGGAAAGCAGAGAGAAGGCCCTCGCCTGGTTAAAAGAAGAAATAGAAGACATCGAGAAGCGCGTCGACCGGCTGGAAGGCCGTCGACCTTAGGGGAAAAAATGGGATTCATCGCAAGAGCTTTTGAGCATTACGAGGGGCTCCCACATCAACGCGACGCAATTGCAAAGCTTGAGGGCATGATCGAGCCGCACGTCGTGCGGGCGTTCGCCGACGTGTTCAGCCCGAGCGCAGACGTTCGCAGGATCTTAGATGTCCCGTTTATGTCTCAACTGGACAACGTCCACATGGCGCACCGCACTTGTAACGCTTCAAGCTGCGCGATGTGTCTGGCCTACTTAATGCCCGGAGTAATCCAGGGCGACGACGATTTGATCGTCGAATGTATGGCGTCAAAAATTGACGTGACCAACCACCAAGGCCTCACAAAAGTCTTGCGACGCTATGGCCTAGAATCTGTTTTCCGCTACGACCTGACGCGCGAAACGCTCGCCAGTGAACTAGCGAACAGCCGGCCGGTGGTGATGGGGATCCTCCACAAGGGGCCGAAATCTAAGCCCTGGGGCGGTCACATGATCGTTGCCGTGGGATTAGATCCGGCTGCCAACGCGGTGATATGCCACGACCCTTACGGGTCTTTTCTCGATGGCTACTCTGGAGACGCCGACAGCGGCAAATTCGTGAGCTATCCCTGGGCGGAACTTACCCCCCGTTGGCTATGCGAAGGCCCGGCCTCTGGCTGGGGTCGCCTTTTTCTAACCTCTCGAACACAGGAGACACCTAATGCAAATCTCAGAAGTGCTTAGCAGCCCCGCGACCTGGATCATCTTGGCCGCTGTTTCAGAAGTCATCGCGCTCAGCCCATTGCGCTCGAACTCAATTGTTCAGCTCTTGCTGCAGGCCGCGTTTTCACTGAAGCCAAAAAAAAACTAGGGACTAACATCCCGCCAGATGGCCGCTGGCTTTTTCGCTTTGATACTCGAAGCCCTATGGAAAAGGTTCAGCGGATCTTGGCGGCCAAGAAATTCCACGCAACGTTAGGGGGGAAACTCGATGCTCAAATTTCTAAAGTCGCTGACCTTCTGGACAGCAAGCTCGCCAAAAAAGAAACCGATCGGATTCGATCGGAATATACCGAGCACCCCATCGATCCCAAAAACATCGGCACCCCAGCCGAGGCCCTCGGTGGACCCATCAGCTATTCGTCGGCCCATCGTCGAGACGCAAAAAAAACAGCGCGCGGCGATGATCCATCAGCTGACGCTTCATGAGGGAATGCGCCAATTCCCGTACAAATGCACTAGCGGAAAATTAACGATTGGAATCGGGCGAAACCTAGACGATCGCGGCATAACTGAGGCAGAAGCCGGATATTTACTAGGCAATGACATCGACGACTTTCAGGACCGGCTCACGCGCGAAATCCCATGGATGGTGGAGCTCGACGCGGTACGCCAGCGCGTTTTGCTGGACATGGCGTTTAATCTTGGCGTTCCGGGCCTTCTTAAATTCAAACGAACCCTAGCCGCCATCAGGGGCAAGGAATACGACCGCGCGGCGGCCATGATGCTCGACAGCAGATGGGCCACCCAGGTGGGTCAGAGGGCCAAGCGCCTCAGCCACATGATGGCAACGGGCCACATTCCCCCGGAGCTGATATGACCGACATAATCCACGACCCAGTGAACAGCCCGAGCCACTATTGCAAGGGCGAGGGCATTGAGTGCATCGACGCGATCGATGCCGCGATCAGCGACCTGTCGGGAAGCGAAGCACATTACACCGCGACCGCTCTGGCTTACCTGTGGCGCTGGAAATCGAAGGGAGGTGCTCAGGATCTGAAAAAAGCGAGGTGGTACCTCGACCGTTTGATTGAGCGCGTCGAGTCTCGCTAAGCAATGCCCCGGCCTGATCCACGGCGCGTCTGCGCTCAGTGTCGATCAGGTGGGCATACCGGCGAGTGGTGGCCACAGAAGCGTGGCCCAGAAGCTCGCCAACCACCCCGAGCGTCTGCCCCGAGCTGAGCAGATACGACGCGAAGGTGTGGCGCAAGTCATGGAGCCATAGGTTGCGGATCCCCGCCGCTTCCTTCAGTTGGGTCCACGGCTTTTGTGGCTGGGCCATGTGGTTTTTTCCTCGGCCACGGATCAGCCACTCTGAGGGGGGTTCATGATCCTGCAGCTCGCGGATCACTCGCATGGCGTCAGAGCCGAGCACGATCTCCCGGTGCTCTGTTTTATCCGTCTTATGCTTGGCGGGTGTTATGAGGCAGCGCTCCAGATTGACCTCAGACCACCGAGCCGTCATGATCTCGTTTCGCCGTGCTCCCGTGAGCATCAGCAACTGAACGAGACAAGCAAAGCGAAAATGAATCCCCCCTCTTTCTTTCTTAGCTCTAAGTTCTGCGAGCAAGCGGTCGACCTCGTCAGGCGAGGCATACCGGCGGCGCGATTTCTCGGGGTGGTGCTCTATGCCATGGCAGGGGTTCTCGTCAGCCCACCCCCAGCGCTTGGCCAGGGCGAAAGCTTTGCTCAGAGTCTCAAGGCACCTATTCGCCGTGACGGGGCGCGGGTGGCTGCTGTGCCACTCCCACAGTGCGGCCTGGTCTATATCGCGCAGGCGCCAGTTCGCGAACGGCGCGCGCATGATGTGCAGCCGAAAATTTATTTCATCGTTCTGGGCACTTTTGACCGACTTCCTGGGGATCGCCCAGCCCTCCATATAAGCGGGGAACAAATCACGCAGGGTTTTGTCTGCCCGTCGTTCGCGCTTCTGCGCCCCAGGGTCTTCACCTTGCATAACCGCCAGCCGGTAACCGGTGGCAATGATGCGCGCTTTCTTTAGTGACACCTCGTCGACATGGCCGATCTTGATTGAGCGGTCCCATTTCCCGTCGAGCCCGTATCTAAAAACGTAAGTTGTGCCCCGGCTAATGTTCAGGCCTGAAACCTTTGCGTCTGATTCCCATCGTTTTGTCATGCGATCTCTCCCCGTTCTGGACCGCGCAGGGACCGCAAAAATGCGGGTTAATGCGTGATCTGTGATTATCTGGGAGGAATCTTGCAAAAACAGCGCGCAGCTGTAAAGCAAAGAAAAACAAGGCTTAATGATGCCGGATGACCAAAAATGATGGCATCCCGTAGGGGAATCGAACCCCTCTTTTCAGGTTGAAAACCTGGCGTCCTAACCGATAGACGAACGGGCCACGATGGTGAAATAGCCAATGATTTCTGAATCTTCAAGCAAAAAAAACAAAACTTTGAAAATTTTATTTTTGCCTTTGGACCGCGTCTGGACCGCGTAATTTTTCGATGCGCCATGCTCACAGCGGCGGCACACTAAAGCATCGACCCGCGACAATCTGCCACGCCATGACATGCAGAATTTGCCCAAAATGCGGCGCGCGCTTCATGGCTGGCCGCCTTTTCTGGTCTACTGGACAGCCTGGCGACCCTGAGGTTTTGGCAAATCTGGTCTGCGATCTGCCCCAGGTTCAAAGGGGCGGGGGCTGCATAAACAGCGCATCGAGCAACCCTATGAAAGACACATGGGAAAAGCGGGCGGCATTCTCTGATGCCATGGCGGAAGAGATGGACATCCCACAAGCCCCGGAATTTAAGCCCCGCGACTTCCTCGCAGGCTTTGACGACTGAGCCGATATCCTAGAGGCATGGAAGACCAGCAAGCCGAGGACCAACACCCAGGGGCGCCCTGGCTTGTCGGCGATCTTCCGCTAGAGCTCGATTTCGAATGCGAGAGCGTCATCAGGAAAATCGCAGAACTGAACGACGCGCAAACTAGAGAGCTGGCCAAGGTGGCGCTAAAGCATAATTTTCGATTGGTTCACATGCTGCGCCAGTCAATCGACCGCGTCCATGAGGTGGAAGACGCGATCGACGATCTGTGCGATCAGATCACAGGCCCAAGCGCTTGATTTGGTAGCCTTCGCCCTGAACGATCCCCAGCTCATAGAGGACCATCGTGGCGCGTTCCATGGTCAAAAAGCGCCAGGCGTTGAGTTCAGTGTCCCACCGAAGGCCCGCTTCAGTGAAAGCTAAAAAGCCGTTTGGACCTTGCACGACAAAGCGTGCGTCGACAGATGATGAGCTCATTTTCTTAATTCAGTTCGTCGTTGAATTTCAGCGCACGCCTGGGATGCGTTGTCGACATGACATCGGCGGATGAGTCGGTCTGACTCCCATTCTCCAAGGGCTGCACCCGCGAAGATTGCAACCGTCCAGGCGAAAACGCCTAAGACTCCAAGGCTAAGTCGCTGAACTTTCCTTTCCAGCTGGGGCAGCCTGACGCGCAGGATGTGATCATTCACGCGGCTGCGCGCAATCTGGGCGTGTTGCCCTGGATAGGGAAACAGCTCGATGTTTGTTTGTTTTTTAGTTTTCATTTCCAATCGGGGCAGTTTTGGCGGCATTGCTCCTCAATGGCCCAGAACAAGGCCACCTCGGCAAAGCCTTCCGGCGAGCAAGGCCAGCTGTCAGATCTCATGCCGTAATCGTCAAGAATTTGGAGCGGGCGTTTTCCCAAGGTTTCCGCTTTGTCGTCAAGCATCATCCAGATGTAAAAAGCATGTTCTGAGTAGAGGTCAACAACGTTGGACGACTTAAAACTTTCATTCCAAGTAACACCAACAACTTCGAGGCCATCTCGAACAATAATTTTTTGCTCTGTGGGGTCGAGATTTTCTCGAACCCATTCGTCAATCCGTTTCATTTTTTGAGGTAGAACGTGGACAACTGATCGAGATCTCATGCACTATCGCGGCGCGGTTGTTTTATGCGCGGATGTCCCGCCTGGGCGGTGCATGGTGATCTCTGAAGGTGCGACGGCCTACTTTGAAAATCAGGCCGCCGCTGAGGCTTATTTGGACATGACAGCTCAGAAGGGGATTTCGTCCCCGCCTAAAGCATTGGCCAAAGACTGAGCGCCTTGCTGGGCTGTTACCACTGGGGCGGGTGGCTGTTGCTGCTGAGCCTGCCCAGGGGTGCCAATCTTTTCGACCTTGGCAAACGCGACGACAAGCTTTTCGCCTGGGGTGCCGTCTCGCTTTGTGTAGGTCTGACGCTCAAGCTCCCCTCGGGCGTCGATGAGATCGCCTTTGTGGAACTTGTCGGCAATAGTCGCGGCCTGGGCGCCCCAGACCTCAACGCTGATCCACCACGCGGGCCGATCAATCCAGCTGCCATCAGCCTGTCGATCGCCGCGTTGCTTCACTGCCATTCTGAGCTCACATTTTTGTTTGCCAGACTGAAACGTTTTCAGCTCTGGATCTGCGCCAAGGCGCCCTGTGGTTTGAACTGTGGTGCTCATGGTTTGTCTGCCGGGTCGTGGGTTTTTTCGTAGGCGATGAGATCCTCTACTGAGTAGAGAATCCGCGCGCCGACTTTGGTGAACTTGGGGCCGATCCCCTGGTGTCGCCAATTGGCGAGGGTGTGGGCAGCCATTCGCCAATAATCGGCGAGCTCTTTGGGGGTGAGAAACATTTTTGGTGGTTCGTCACCTGTGGCGAGATGCCGGAGAGGGTGATCATGTGTCATCGGTCAAACCTTTCCAGCAGCTTGGCGGGGCGTTTTGTGGGTTACTCCAAGAGCTTTTGGCGTTGCCCATATAATTGCCTGGACCGCTCGCGCCTTGGTCAGACCGAAGCACGGGGGGGCCAGCAAGCGCAGAGAAGACAGTGGTCCACCTGATCCATCTGGATTCTTTTAAGTCTGTGATAAGTAGATTAACCATGTACGTTTTCCTCGCTTGCTTGGTCAGAGCTTTCCTGCTGCTCTGCCGTTGTTGCTGGGTTCTTACTCTCCTCAGTGATGACAACTGCCTGAACGGCGTTGTTCTTTTGTTGTTCAATCGCTTGCTGCAGCGAAAGATTGTGAGTCTCAGGTTGATATGTAGATCTGTCAACTTTTGTGATGTTATTACGTTGCGACATAGTGTCACTGTCGTGAACATCAAGCCCTAAAAGTATTTCAGGACAATTAAGATCAATCAACCATTTAGCCGATCGAAGCCTTAACATTTGTTCGGGAATTGTTTTGTACTTGTTGTTTTTGGTCCAGCCTTCGAGGCGTGCCATTTGCATCGAGACCGTTACCTCAACCACGTCGCCATCATGCGTGGGCGCGTAAGCCGTAACGGCCAAGCTTTCGGGCTTCCCGTCGCCTTTGTCGATCTTGTAGCGAATCGGGCCAGCAAAAGCGCCGGAGCGGTTAGCCAAGGCGATCGCAAGCTTTGCGGAAAACCCAGGGCGGCCGCTGATCATAAAAATGTTCTGTAGTGCCGTAAGCGGGGCGATTCCCAGTTCGAGAGCGAGTTGGACGACAACAAAACAGTCTTGAGGCTGATTCTGGAAGTGTTGCGGCACCATACGGCTGCCAGCGAAAGCATTAGCAGCGCGCCACAACTCGTCGAAATCCCAGGATGGGCGAGCATTGGCAAGAGAATTCGGCTCATGTGTTGCAATTGCGTTTTCTTGATTCATAGCGCCCACCGGGGGAGTTCCAGGGATTGAATGTTTTTGTCAAAGCCGGGCCACTCGTCGAGTTCCTGGCATTTTTTAAATTCCTGCAGCGCTTCGCGGTACTGGACACGGCCCGCTTCCATCATTTGGTCGCTGCATTCATAGACGGCCACCGCGTGCGGGGCTTCTTTTTCGACCACAACGAAAAGAAAATTTTCGATCGGCCCCCAGTCGCCCGCGACGTTCAAAAGGTCCGTATAGAACGCGGCTTGCCAGTGATATTTGAAATTGGCGACAGCCTTCCCAAATCCCTTTGGGCCGGCCCCGCCATAGCGACGGCTGCAGGTTTTCACGTCAATGATGTAAGTCTTGTTTGCGATCGTTTGGATCCTGTCGATCTTGCCTTTGAGCATCATTCCCGTTTCTGGGTCGATGGCTTGGCAAACTTCCTCGGAGTATCCCCCAGGGCCTTCGATCAAGGCTGAGGCAATCGGAGACTTGAGAATGGCGGTATTCATGCGTTCGATGCAGTCCCAGTCGGCGGCTGGGATTGGCTCACGATCGCCGACATTGGCCAGCCATTCGGCGTAGGCCTCTTTTCCGGCTTTTGTGCGCTTGTCGAAATCACCCTCTCGGATGTACCGCTTTGCGTACTCTTCGCGGCCTTCCAAGTTCAGGCAGTGCAGGCCTGAACCAATCAACAGGGCAGGGCCTCGGACTTCAGGCGCGCGGTCTGGGTTTAGGTAGCGCTCCCAGTAGTACAGCGGGCACTCAGCGAAGAGCTTGAGGCCGGAGTTATTTACCGCCTTTAAAGCCCGATATTCGGGGTCAGGCATTTGCATGAGTGGACCTCCTTAGTGTTCCCGCGAGGTCATCGCGGTCCCTGAATGCTACCCCACAATCTCGAAAAGTCATGGATGATTTCATTTCTTCATTCATATTCCTAAACCTTCCTTTTTCTTTTATTATCAAGCACTTAGTGATGAGCTAGGCCTAAGGGATGCACAGAATCGAGTCAAGGAAAAATTGATGAGAGTGATCCTGAGGGACTACCAGCAAACAGCAGTCGATCAGATTCGCGCGGCCTATTCGCACGGGCGCCGGTCGGTGCTGTTCTGTCTTCCTACGGGTGGCGGCAAAACAGTTGTCTTTTGCTACGTGGCGGAAGCTGCAGCCGCCAAAGGAAAACGGATCGTAATCTTGGTTCACCGGCAGGAGTTGGTCCGACAGTCAGTCGAAAGCCTGCAGGCCCTGGGCCTTGAGGTGGGCGTCATTGCGCCGGGTGAACCCGAACGGCCAGACC